AACTTTAAATTATGAACGACCCACTATACACGGCAGAGGTTGAACGTCTGAAGGACTGCAACAAGGACTATCGTCCCATTGCTGCACAATTGGCAGTATACTGTTCCGCTGCGATATTTGCACTAAGGGCAGCCAACAAGGAATTGGAGGACGCACAGGTCAAAGCGGAGATCATTCCTGACCCATTCGCAGCACAGGCAATCGATGACATGTTTGCCCAGTACCTAGAGTCATTACGGGACTACCCTGAGCTAATGGCAATAGCACTCAAATTCATACAGGAGTCACGATGATCATCGACTTAACAGCAGAGGATTTCATGGTAGCCGCAACGAAGGGTGCGGTACGCCAGTTGGTTGCCATTAAGAACAAGCGCATGGGACACGATCATGGTGGTAAGTCATACCGCAAAATGACCCAGCGATTGGCAGATAGCATTCTAGGTGAGCTGGGGGAGATTGCTGTAAGCAAATTCACGGGACTAACACAGATGTCCACACTGCAAATAACCAAAGCAGCAGACATAGGCGCATCCATCGAGGTTCGCACAACAGAACACGCAAACGGGCATTTAGTCCTGTACGACTCCTCCAACAACGATTACATATTTGTGTTCGTTACAATCAATGGACTCAAGGCAACACTACGAGGTTGGATCAATCCTGAGCATGGCAAGAAACCAGAGTACTTCGTAGAAGGAGATCCAGACTGCTACTTCGTTCCACAATCAGCACTAAACCCAATCGAAACCTTACCAATAAAATAGCTTAGATAAGGTATAAATCCACAAAATCATGTATAACTATACCCGCTATGAACTGGACAACTGAACAACTCAAATGATTGTAATGCCAACAAATAATTCTGGCATTCAAGTTGGTTATATGGCTGGAAAGTACCCCAATAGAATTGGTTGGTTGTTATCTCCTGATGGTTGGATAAAACCTCCCAGCTGGATGCCTTACGCAATTGATAACGGTGCGTACGGCGCATGGTCAAATAATATACCTTGGAATGAAGATAAGTTCTTAAACCATCTCGAAAAAACAAAAACAGCACCCAAAAAACCGCTTTGGGTTGTTGTGCCTGATGTTGTTACCAATCGAGAAGCAACCATTGAAAAGTGGAAACAATGGTCAGAAATTGTAAGAAACACACTACACAATGTCCCCCTCGCTTTTGCGGTACAAGATGGAATGAAAAAAGAAGATGTACCCAAAGATGCAGACGTTATCTTTGTTGGAGGGTCAACTGAATGGAAGTGGAAAAACCTTTATGAGTGGACTAAAAACTTTGATCGAGTTCATGTTGGTAGAGTTAATTCTGAAAGACTACTATGGATTGCTCACGAAGCCGGGGCTGAATCCTGTGATGGAACTGGTTGGGTTCGTGGTGGAGAAGAAAGACTAGAAGAACTACATAGGTATTTGCAACAATCAACTAATGGTGACACAAGACCACAAAAACAATGGAAATTTGAAAATGAATAAACAAAATAGACTAAACGCAAACTTTAAATTGTGGAAAGACTTTACTTTTGAAGCAGCACATCAACTAACTAAAGTTCCATCAGGACATCAATGCGGAAGGTTACATGGGCATAGCTACAAACTTCGCATCCATTGCAAAGGTAAATTGAATCCTAACCTTGATTGGGTTGTTGACTATGCAGATATTGCGCTTGCAGCACGGAAGATTGTAAACAAGCTAGATCACTCAAACCTAAATGATTCCTTTGATTTTGAAACAACAGCAGAAAACTTAGCTTATTGGATAGGTGAAGAGATATCAAAAGAACTACCATCAGTTTATGCGGTTGAACTATTTGAAACACCAACAACATCCGTGATATATGAACTGGACAACTGAACAACTAAAGGAGAAAGGCTACACCCTCGCACCTGACGGACACTACTACTATGCAGACAACTATAAACCTCCATCTAGACGGCTACTTGACACCCTCACTAAACACGCTCCTAAACGCTCACTGGTCAAAGTACACAAAGCAAAAGAACCTAGCAAGGACTGCACTGCTAAGTGCAATCCGAAGTACACTCTCGCACTTACAAGATTCTCAACCAAGACTCTCGACGTTGATAACCTTGCTGGAGGAAGCAAACCTCTCATTGACCAAATCCGCTACTCCAAACTCATCCCAGACGATAACCCCGAAAGCGTCGAAATCACGTTCTCGCAAGTCAAAGTCCACACCCAAGCCGAGCAACGAACTGAAGTCAGGATTACCAAAGCGTAAGACTAAACCTAAGCAGTCACAATCACCATATGAGCTTTAAACCATCCAAGAAAATGGGTAGACCTCCAGAGTATAACGAGGAACTCGCAGAGGAAATCTGTGAACGACTTTCAATAGGTCAAACACTCTCATCCATCTGTAACCTTGAGGGTATGCCAAACTACTCCACAGTATGGCGTTGGGAATCTTCCAACGAAAACTTTCGCAACAAATCCGCACACGCAAGAAAAATCGGCACTCACGCACTAGCAGATGATTGCATTCGCATTGCAGATGATCCAATGCTAGACGCAGCAGAGAAGCGAGTACGCATCGATACTAGACTACGCTTACTAGGTAAATGGAACGCACGTCAGTACGGCGATAAAATCGAAATAGAGAACACTGGAGCAAAGCCACTCAACGTCACATTCACGATTGGTGATCGCAACGCTGAACCAATAGAGCTAATCGAGGGAAGGGAACCAGAGGAGAAGCAACTGCGAATCGAAGCGAGCGGGGAATCAAACTCAGCATAGCGTACGATGAGCTAATGTATTTTAACCACAAAAACACTGATGTTGTCGATAATAATCACCATATAGTGGCAACATATTTTAAAATCACCATATCTAGGGTTTATCAATAAATGGTCAAATTATGCCCCAAATGCAGTTCTACAACTCATGTGATGGAATGCCGTGACCTCGGCAATCGATTCTCACGCCGTCGATACTGCAACAACGGAAAGTGCAACCACAGGTATTCAACCTTTGAGGTATCTGCGTTGGACTACCAAAGACTCAAAGAAGTAAACATTATGAAAGCGAAACTAACCGAGATCATCGAGAACCTATGAAAGCGCATGAGATAACACCAGAGATGCGTATCATTCACCAACAAAAGCAGGAGATTAGAGAATTACGGCAAATCATCCACGAATTGCAGCATGACGTGAATAAGCAGAAGTCCTTGATCAACAAGCTGAAGAACAAGGAAAATAACCAATAACTTCCTATAACACCTGTAGTACATAATGAAAACAACAAAAATGAGATTTCACGCACTGGGGCTTCCACATACCGTTACAAGCAAAGAGTTTAATGCCTGTGCCTACACGCAGAAGGTAGTCAAATTCGGAAAGATGATGACCGAGCGAGGGCATGAGGTGATCCACTACGGGCATGAGGATAGTGACCTGCAATGCACGGAACACGTCAGTGTCCTGACTAACGAAGACTTTGCCAAGTCATATGGATCCCATGACTGGCGCAAGACGTTCTTCAAGTTCAACACCGAGGATCACGCATACAAGACGTTCTACGCAAATGCCATTAGGGAGGTAGGGTTTAGAAAGAAAAAGAACGACTTTATTCTTCCATTTTGGGGGTCTGGAGTCAGACCGATATGTGATGCACACCAACATGATATGATCGTAGTTGAGCCGGGGATAGGGTACGCGGGGGGTCACTGGGCTAAATGGAAGGTCTGGGAGAGCTATGCCATATACCATGCGTTCTGCGGTATGGGTGCAGTTGGTCAGTGCCAGCAAGACAACTATTCCGTGGTGATACCTAACTATTTCGATATCGATGACTTCACCTTCAACGACCAAAAGGAAGATTACTTCCTGTACCTTGGTCGGGTCTATAGCGGCAAGGGTGTTGATATTGCCATCGATGCAACGCGCAGGGCAGGAGTGAAACTGGTTGTAGCGGGTCAATGTGAGGCTGGGTATACATTCCCACCTCACGTCGAATATGTGGGCTACGCTGACGTTTTAAAGCGAAAGGAACTCATGTCTAAGGCTAAGGCATCCTTCCTACCTAGCCAGTACGTTGAACCATTCGGTGGAGTGCAGATCGAGAACTTGTTGAGCGGAACACCAACCATCACCAGCGATTGGGGTAGCTTCGCAGAGAACAACCTGCATGGCGTAACTGGGTATCGGTGTCGCACGATGGGTGACTATGTGGATGCAGTCGAAAATATCGACCGCATCAAACCAGCAGACTGCCGCAAGTTCGGCGAGAACTTTACGCTTGAGAAGGTTGCATCAAGGTACGAGAAGTATTTCCAAGACGTGCTAGACGTTCACAACGGAGCAGGTTGGTACGCTGATGGCAACGGAATCGATGCAATGACAATGACTTACCCGTCTAATCAACAACAATCATTGTGACAAATACTACCCACTATTTGTCACGAAACATTATGAATAATACACCAGACACAGATAAAAACACATGGAGCGATTCTTGCGAGGGAGTGATGCATGAGGTTGTGAATGCATCCTTTGCACGCAAGATGGAAATTGAACGGAACCAATGGAGGGACTGCGCTAACAAGCTAGTGGAGTCATCAGGATGGCATGACCAATGGCCCCAAGCAGTGGCACACTATCGCAAGCTGAAAGGGGAACCATGAGTGACTACACGTTTGAATCGGAATACTGGGGTGACTGTTGTAACACGTTCGATGAAGACCAGAAGCATTACGTCTATGCGCGATTCATGGGGCTACATCAAGTTGGCTATGGGTTCAGCCTGTCAGGTAAGTCAGTGATCGACATAGGTGGTGGGCCTACTTCCATGCTGTTAAAGTCGAAGGGACTTGGCAGGGCATTGGTAGTGGATCCACTTCAGTATCCTCAGTGGACATACGCTCGATACCATGAACATGGTGTTGAATGCTTGGTGATGCGAGGTGAGGACGTTTCACTCAGAGGGTTTGACGAGTGCTGGATATACAATTGCTTGCAGCACACGGATGACCCTGCACTTATTATTGCCAACGCACTGCGAGCAGCTAGGGTTCTTCGCATATTTGAATGGGTTGATATTGAGCCACATGATGGGCATCCACAGATGATCACGAAAAAGATGCTTGACGAGGCTATAGGACGTGAGGGAAAGTTAGTCCACCTATCCGAGACAGGTTGCTTCGGTTTGGCATACTTTAATATATACACACAATGAAATTAACTACACCATACGAGCAGTTCGTTCGATCCATAGTGAAGCCGGGGCATGACATCTTGCTTCAGTTAACGCCACTTCAGGCATCCATTCTCCACATGGCAGTTGGAGTCAGCGGTGAAGCGGGTGAGTTGCTTGACGCAGTGAAGAAACACGCAGTCTACCAGAAGCAATTAGACTTCGACAACGTGCGGGAAGAGGCAGGAGATATTCTGTTTTACCTGACTGGTTTGTTAAACGAGTTGGGATTGACGCTTAATGAGTGCATTGAGGCTAACGTAGAGAAGCTATCGAAGCGTTATCCAGAGAAACGCTACACAAACGAGGCAGCAATCGCAAGGGCAGACAAGCTGGACGTGGTGAATGAACCCGTTGCGTTGAAGGAAGATGATGACTTGGCAGATATCAAGGTGGAGCGCACTTGTCGCATTGAAGATCCAGAATGTGAGTCCTGCCAATAACTAACATATGGGATATATCATAGGCTATATCGTATTAGCAGCTATTATATTGTATGTTATATACGATTTAATGAAAGGGTTTGACGAGTGAACACACTGGAGCATTACATTCAATACAAGAAGCTGAACGCAACAAAGGTAATGAACGCATTGCAATTGAACGGAATAATTTCTGACGAGTGCATCTTTCCAGATGATGTTAGGGATTCTGGTCAGGCAGTCTACTGGTTGGAAGACCATATGGGAGAAATACATAGATCATGAACTGGGACGAATACGCATTGTCGATAGCTGAAGTTGTAGCCAAGAAGAGCAAAGACCCGTGGAGGCAGGTTGGTGCTGTGTTGTTGAGACACGACAACACTGTTGCAGCGTGTGGGTACAACGGGTTCCCGCCGCATATGGAGGAGGACTGGACTGACAGGGACAAGCGTAGAAATTACGTTGTCCATGCAGAGCAGAACGCATTGCGTCATGTTAAGCCGCTGGAGTGCTACCTGCTGGCATCAACAACATTGCCGTGTAACAACTGTTTGAAATCGCTTGCATCGTACGGCATCAAGAGGATAGTCTATCGTGAGACGTATCCCACGGATGAATCAACAACACTACTTGCATCCGAATTCAACATTGCACTGATAAACGTATGACAAAGGAAGAACTATGGAAGGTGTATAGCAACAAGAACCCATCGTTCAACGGACGTGGGAATGTAACCATGTCTGCAAAGGGACTGCGTAAGTTGTTCGATACGACATGGGATGTTGCAATGTATGACGGGGAAGAGGAAGGGGAAGACGAACCAAGATCATATCACAGCAGCAGTGCTAATCTGGATGCATTAAAGAGCATCTTTGGAATGAAATGATCGAGCCAAACATAGCGCAGAAAGCGGTTAGCTTCGTGAAGAGTGCAGCGGCATTCGTTAAGGCAGGTATGCCTATACGGAATAAGGAGCAGATTGAGGAGCGTTTGATTATCTGCAACCAGTGCGTTCATTACGATCCCACGGCATTTTCTGGTTCTGGCAAGTGCGGTGTTTGCGGGTGTAATATGGAACTTAAACTAGTTATGGACACTGAGAGATGTCCATTGGAGCATTGGGAATGACAAGATTAGAAGCGCAGCGGAAATCAAACGAGGACTATATGTGCGGACGCATATCAAAAGAGGAATGGGATTTCCAGTTTGAAGAACTAGGAAACGTGCGAGTTTGGAGTAAGGATGGTAAAATTCACCAACTAAAGGAGGAACATGAAAGACTCAGACCAGATAACAGAACTACAAAACAAAATTGATAAATTGATCGATGTTTACATATCGGAGTTTGATCTTCCGCTTGCCAGCATGATTGGCATCTTGCAGGTCAAGATCCACGAACTAATTGAGAACTCCATGTATGACGAGGATGAAGAAGATGATGGGGACGAGGAGGACGAGGAGTGAAATACAATAGGCTAGATCAACTTGGGATCGTGATCACGGACAATCCGATTGAGCATATTGAGTTCGATGTGCTAGATAAGGCATTGAAAAACAGCGGAATAGATAGAGACAAGTTCAGCGAGTACTTTGGAATGCAAACCTGCTACGAGAAAGGGTTGTACCCGTGGGACGTTGAACCTGTGCTAGAAAGACTAATGACTGGAAAGCTAACTGGAACGCAGTTGTACTGGGATTAATTATGAATAAAGTAGATAAATTTATGATGGAAGCATTGAACGAGATGTTCAAGCGGGTTGGATTTGAGGGATTCGATAAGGAGTTCACCAACCAAGAGAACTGGTATAGCAAAAAGAGTTGGACAAACGAGGAGTTTGAGAAGTACAAAGAGTGGTTTGTGAATAGATTTGCTAAAGTATTCAAATGTCATAAAAGCCTTGCAGAAAAGGAATTTTGCTGGTTTAATCTGATGTGGGGATGGAAAGTGAATGAATAAACCTGCGTCAGTTTTACAGGCAATCAACATTGCCACAAGGGTGCGAGCAGAGGCGGAGAGGGATGATATCAATGGAGTTATCTATGCCGCTCAGTATATACTGACACATCTGACGGATTCTCAGAAAAAACAGGTTACACTTGACGAAAAGGTGGCTAGGCAGACTGTGTTAAACTTCGTGCAACACTTGTTGAAGCACGATCAGTTTGAGGCAGCGGCAACGATTCTGTGGGGTAGTGGAGTGTACGACTGGAGACCACAAAGCGCAGCGGATACTTGGAGATGCCTGTTTGAGAATGACAAGTTGCTAGTGCAGGGTGCTGGAGCGATGGGCAAGACATTCAACGCTGCCGCATGGTTCCTTTTAGACTGGATGCGAGATCCAGAATATACTTGTATTAAAGTAGTTTCGCTTA